GCTCGAAATACCTCGCAGGTTTGCGGCGCAAAAGGACCCCCGAGTAAGCATAAAGATATAAACTACAATTGTATCTGGTTTGAGTTTTTATTATTTAGTTTTTGTTCGTTAATTATTTATACTCAAAAGTATGGGCGAGATTGTGTCGGAGCTTGTGGCCTACGTTGTGCCGCTGATTAGATCGCGGGGCGATGGATCGCGCGGGCCATCGGTGGCACGGGGCGGGGCGATCTAAGCGACGCGCGGCCATAAAGAAGCCCCCATACCGGGCGACCGGCGGGGGCGATTAACGGGCACTAAAAAGCCCGGCGGTTAGGCCGGGCGGTTAGGGGTCAGGGCTTAAGCGGTCACCAATGGAGAGTCACCACCCCATCGTTCAGCGCCTGGGGTTCAGCGATCGGCGCCAGTGAGAAGGGATCGGCGGCCGGGCCAGCCCCACGGCTTTTCTTGGTCCGCAGAATTACGGCCACCCCGTGGGGGTCGGCCCATCGATGATCCGTTAGATCACCGTCGACAGTGGGCACCGTTACGAAACCAGCGGCGCCCGTTGAAATAGTCAGGCGCGACGGGATCGGGGCGCCCTTGGGCAGGGCGACGGGCACGGCTACCCGGTAACCCGTGGCCAGGGCGGCCAGGCCGTCGCGGCAGGCCGTCGCGCGATCGGCGGCAAAACTAGCCGTAACGTCCCAGCCACCGGCCCGGATAGCGTCCAAACCAAGCGGGCCACCTAGGCCGGCCTTTGAGTATTCATAAAGGCGCACCGTTTGGGCGGCGGCCATGGGGGCCATAGCTTCCGCAATGGTGAGGACCTCACCAGGCGCAACGGTCACACCGAAGCGGCGGCCTAGGGCGATTGCTTCGGCGGGTGAAACGTCAAACCGCAGGCGATGCCATGCCATATCGTCCGTGCCGCGTAGCCGTAGGGCCAAGGGCAGGCCGTCACGTTGCGCTATGGCCCATTGGCGGCAGGCGGCCCATAGGACGGCGCGGCCGTAAGCGGCAGGGTCGGCCAGCAGGGCCAGGGTGCGCCGCCCTCTCGCTGCTGCAACCTTGGGACTTAGGCCCCCGTGACCGGCCCAAACCAAGCAACCGGCGATGCATGCCGGCGTGCCCCATGGGCAGCCGTTATGCGCGCGGGCGGCGGCGGTTAGTCCCTCCCGTTCGGCGAGCTCTAAAAGCTCCGGGATAAAGGCGCGCGGGGCGACGGGCGACCCGTTGCCCGGATCGATCGCGGCGGCTAAGGCGCGCGCCGGTAAGTGATGCAAGATTGCCCCACGGGCCAGGGCCTCACCCTTAAGCATCTTGGGGTTGCTATCGGTGAGAAGGCCGGGGAGATCTAGGCCAAACCGGGCCAGTAGGCCGGAGATATCGGGCGGCAGGCTTAGGGGCGCCTTCCGGCGCGCGCGGGCGGTTAGTTGCACGGCAGTTAAGCGATAAAGGGGCGGCGGTTGAACGCCTAAGGGCGCCCGACCCGGTAAGGGCGGGGCGCGGTTAGGCGATCTAGGCGCGTAGCCGTTGCAGGTTGGATGTGTGGGCGCCGCCCTGCCGCGTGCCATCAGGGCCGGCAAAGTCCCAAAGGATATCGGCGTTCTCAGCAGGGCGACCCCATAAGCGGGTGATGGTGCCGCGGGCCTGCGGTGTGAAGCCCGAAACGGCGCCGATACGGCGGCAGAACTCTGAGCTGTAACGCACGCGGTCGCCCACGGCTAAAGGTTGCTTAGGCATGGATCAAAGCGGGCGGATTGAATCGATGAAATCACCGGGGCCTATTCCGGCTAGTTGGCCGACCCGTTCGGCGGCGGCTTCCGGGGTGGCCGCTTCAATCTGAAGCGTCCGGGTAAAGCCGGCGGCCATTTCAACGGTGACAGCGAACAGGCGGCGGCGCGGGGTGTGATGGGAGGGCATGGCTTAGGCGGGGGCGACTAGGGGCAGGGTTGCGGCGCAATAGGAAGGGCCGACCGGGTATGCGTAACGGTTGCCCCCATCCATGGAGAGGGCAGCGCCTAAGAGAACCCAAGAATCAAACCCGTCCGCGTTTAGGGCGGCGTTGAATTTGGCAAGGGCGGCGCGGGCGGCGGCGTCCGGGCCATCGTGGGAGGGCACCGCGGCGCGGTAGCAGTCCCGGCGTTCATGGCCGCGACGGATTACGGCGACCCATTGGGCGCCGCCTTTACCGGGGCCGCGGTACTCAACCGAGCAACCGGGGACATAACGGAAGGGCGAGTGATTCATGGTGCTAAGCGGTAAGGGGTGAGCGGGGCGGCCTAGGCGACATAGGCCACGGTGACCGGGGCGACGCGGTAGGCCCAAAGGTCACCGCGAACGGCGGCGCGTAGTTTGCAGCGGCGATCAGCGACGGCGCGGGTAAGGGTTTCGGTTTCGTCAACCCAGCCGGCGACGGTGCCCGCGTAGCGCTGAACCACAAAACGGGTACGGCTAGGGATGGTGTGGAGAGTTTGCATTGACTGAAGCGGCTAAGGATAAAGAGGGGCGAAACCGCCCCCGCGTTTGAGATTAGGCGACCCGTGGGCAGGGATCCCCTATCGGGTGTGCAGGCTGGTCGATTGTCACAGCTGAGCCAGGCAAGCGGCCACACCGTCGCGGCGGATCCGGGCGCGTAAGGCTGCCTCCCGCGCGTCCGCGTCCGGCCGTTGCGCCCAAGCTAGGAAGGCTTCAAACGGCCAGCCAAGGGCGACCCACACATCAGAAGAGAGGGCACCGCCCCCGGCTAAGTACTCAAGGGCGGCCACCTTCTCAGCGGCGCCGTTTAGGTCGGGCAGGGATGGGGCGGCCGTGCCATGGGTCGCGGGCGACGGTGTGGGGGTCTCGCCGGGCAAGTGGGGGCGGCCCATGGGGCGGGTGATGGGGTCGGACATAGCTAAGCGGTAAGGGGCGGGCGGGTGAGGGGCGGCCTAGGCGACTAGGGCCAGGCGGGCGCTTTGATTAACGGCGGCTATTTCCCCTAGGCGCTTATGGGCCAAATCAGGGCGGCCGCACCATGCCAGGGCCTTAGGTCCCTTTGCCGTGTCAATTACAACGGCGGCGAAATAGGCCCGCTCAGTGCGGCGGGTCAGGCACGCGCCGGTGATGGGGTCGACGGCGGTGATGAGAGGGGCGGCCATGGGACTAGGTGCAATCGGTAAGGGGCGGCGCTAGGCGCTCCGCCGGAGCCCCCATTAGAGGGCCTAGCCGGCACCGATCCTAGATCCAGTGTGACGCTTTTCCGTTTGGCCTAGGTGACAGGGCCGCGGACCCCTAGGCGACGGTGTGGGCCATGGCGCCCCATACATAAGGAAGCGCCCCCACAGCCCCGGTTAGCTATGCAAACCGCGCGGCCTAGTTTCTTATTCTAATCACTTAGCAGTTAGGTATAGTGCAGCGGACACGTTGTACTTTCGATGTAGCTTACTCACGTAGAGTTAGCTATACGCTTGGCTGCAATCACGATTAGTTTGTGTTACTTAGTGCCGCACAGTTTGTATAATATAAGGCCAGGAGAAACTTGGCCCCACCCCCCTGGGGACGTGTGCGCATATTTATGTGTGCGTGTGTGTGAAAAAGGGCCTATAACCGACCCCTTGCGAGTCCCCCAGCATTTTTCGTGTGCGCCTGTACGCGATAAACCGGGACCCCGCGAGTCCCCCGCCCCCGCGTGTGCGCGATAAACCGGCACCTCGCGAGTCCTCAACCTAGAAAAAGACGCGGGGCAGCTTCTGCGGGGGCGTGGGCGGACGGTGATTACGTTCCAGTAACCGTGCCAATGCCGCTTGCTTGGTCCAGGTGCGGTCGCCAGGCAAAGGCTCAGTCCCGTACTCCCAAGTATCAAAGTCGTCCTGATTACGTGGGTCGCGCATTCGAGGCTGGTCCATCTAATGGGTGGCGCAGGTCTCGGGCACAGGGTAGTGTGGGCGCTCGAAATTCTATTGAGGAATCTCGAAGCGTCCGTAGCTGGCAGGCTGCGGTGAGGCCGGCACCGCGTGAGGACCGGCCACCTGCCACCCCTTTAGTCGCCAGTCAGCTCAAGCCCAATAGCCGCCTGGAAGTAATTGGCGACCTTGATGCGGCGATACCACTGGCCTGCCTCTTCAGAGCTTTTGTCCTCAAACGTCTCGTACATGTGACGCGCGTCGCTTAGGCCAGCGCGAGTCTCGATGTTGAGCAGGTTGAGCTCTTGGTTGCTCAGCTTGTTGACTTCGTCCAAGCGCACGACTTTGCCTTGCAGCAAGTAGGAGCGGTAGTAAGGGAGCGAAGCGGGGTCGATCATTGACATAAAGGTCCTGGGATTAGGCGCCCTTGAGGGCGTAGGTGCCGCGCTTGAATTCGCCGCACCAGTTTGTGTTGAGGGTTAAAGGCCAGACAGCTAGCTGCTCTTTGCCTGGGGCAGGCTCAGGGGCGTAGCGACGACAAGAGCCGGTGTTGTAGTCCAATTCCTGCGCCCAGTAGACGCACAGCTCGCAATTACCGGTGGTGCTCATCAGCTTCGTCGTGATGGTGATCGTGCCGCACCATTTCAGCGTTTTCCTGCCGCACGTAAGGCTGCGTGCCGCTGTTGGTTTGGCCGTGGTGGGCCAACGCTTCATAGCTCACCAGTGCGATGCCTGCTGTAGCTACAGCCAGGCAGATTGCGTTGTTGAGGCGATCGAGCGCTTGCGACGTCTCTCCGCGTCGCCCTTCTGGTTTTCGATGTAGGCCCAATAGACGTCGCGTAAGCATGTCAGGAGTTCAATGGTGCCCAGCCCGTAGACGTAGTGAGCGCCTTTGTGCTGGTAGGGATTTGAGAAGCGGTCAAAGCTGTCGCTTAGCCACTCTTCGCGGATGTAGGCGTACCAGGCCTTACCGGGTGGATCCTCAGGCCTGGCCTCTTCGTAGACGAGCCGCTCAAGCCACGGGGACTTGAGTAGCTCCTTCCACGAGTTAGGGAACTGCGCGTCTCGACGCTTGGCCATTAGTCAGCTTTGGGTTGCAACGCCTTCCACTCATTACGGGCACGATCACGGTGAGCCATGGTCTCGGTCCAATTCTCTTCGGCTTGCTTGGTTAGCAGCGTAACTTCGGCGCCCTTGCTGCCAACCTCAGCCGACTTGGCGATGGTCAGGTCGCGCAGATCAGAGCAGACAGAGCCGAAACCGTGGGCGAAGCACTCGGCGTAGTGGCCGGTGATTTGGTGGACGACTTTCTCCTCGTCTTCGTTGCAGTCCTGGTACTCGAGGACCTTGTCCTCAAGGACGTTGATTGCGTTCTCGTACTGCTGAATCTTGTGCAAGGCCTTGGTGATGTCGCGCTTGAGTTCGTCGCGGTGCTCGTAGTAAGCCTTGCGCTCTTCGTTGAGACGGACCACTTCGGGGTCGCTGTCGATGTAGTCGTGGACGCTCAAGCTGGCGCGGGGATCGACCTTGGGCTCGGGCTTAGGTGCGGCTTTTGCGGGGCGGCCGACTTTGCGGCGGGGATAAACGCCTTTAGGCATTGCTTTGAGGGGGGATAAGGGTAAGTGGCGGGCCAGTGGGCTCGCCGTTGAGAAAATACTACATTCCTCAGCGGCGGTTTGGCAAGTAGGTGGGCGTGAGACTAATTAGACACGGAATGCGATGGACGGGGTGCTTAGTCTGCGGGGGTTCGCTTAGGCGCAATGACGTGGATTACTGGCAGTCCCGGCTTCGCAAAGCCTTGAACCCCGAGATCCAAAATCTCCAGCGCCTTATAGACGCGCATACGGAGCGCTACTTCAGGTTTGGCGATTACGCGGACCAGCAGCAGGCAGACGTTCTGCGGCGCAGACTTACGGAGCTCAAGCAGGAACTGCTCAGAGCTGAGGAGATTCAGGCACAGGGAGCGCCACACTCTGAACAGACGCCACATTCCTGACGCCGGGATACTTGACCGCGATCTGGACAGCGTCGAAGACGTTGAGGGCGTCGATCTCGACTTCAAGCTGGGTGCCCTTAGCGGTGTAGCACTTAGCCACGTAGCGCTGGCCGGAGGGCGGCGTTGTTTTGGGCGTAGCTGTTGCCTCGCGGTCTAGTGCGACGGCCTGGATGACGGTCAGGTTGTCGTCAAAGTCGGCGGAGGTATAGACCGCGCTGTGGTCGTACCAGCCCAGGGTGTTGTAACGGGCGTCGTGGTTGGGGGTGGCGGATTCGGTGCGGCTAAGTAGGGCGCGGGTGGTCCACTCCGGGGCGTCGTTGAGGTATTGATCGACTGCGAGTTCCTCGGCTTCTTCGGGGCTCTCGGCGTAGCAAAGGCACTCCGTCGTCAGCGTGACGGTGTACAGGCGGTGGGTAGACATCGGGTCTCGGCAGTAATTAACGCTTGATGGCGAGTGCCCAGTTGAAGCACAAGTCACTCTGACCCAACTTTTTCTGGGTGGCGTGATCGTGGATCTTTACGACAATCCCGTCGCAGTTCCATTTGCTGAAGCGCTTGCCATCGCGCCACTCGTTGAAGACCTGGCGGACTTGTTTGGCGGGGCAGAGCAGGTTGTCGGGCACCTCAAAACCGAGCTTGGAAAGTTCGCGCAGGGCGATCGTTTCGTTGGTTTCGGCGCCGTAGATGCGGAAAGCGCAGAAGCCCAGGTTGCGGCGGGTGCGCGGGTCTTTTGTTGTGGGTTTGCGTTCCAGGGACATGAAGCGCATGGCCTGGGCAGCGTCGGTTTGGGAGTGGGCCTTGTCGGTGCCGTACAGCTCGCCGTGGACCTCGAAAATGCCGCCCTGTTCGATCACGGATGGGATGGCAGGGATTTGGCGGGCCAGTGCCGTGAGGTCTTTGCCGCTGCGGTTCCACGCGTCGGTCAGGATGCCACTGACGTAGCGCAGGGCCAGGGTGCAACCGTCGATCTTGGGTTGCACGACTAGGGAGGGAACCGTGCGGATCTTCTCGATCCAGTCCTCGAACGGATAGTTGTCGAGGCTGAGCATCTCCGGGTCGCCCTTGTCGTACAGCTCTTTTGCCTCGGGGTCGCGACGGCGCAGCTCGATGACCTTGCGATCGAACTCTTCGTCGGTGACGCGGGGCGTGCCAGCTCGGTAGGCGGCGTTGTCGCCACGGATCTGGTGCCGTAACTCGGCAATCGGCAACTGCTGTAAGGAGACCACGGAGATAAGCGGTAAGGGGGTGCGGTCAGGCACAGGCCGATTGTACTACAAATTTCAGGGAAGAGAAAAAAGGGCGGTTGCGCAGGCCACCCTCCTGTTCCTCTCGGGTACACGCTAGGTAGGCCAGCCTTAACCGCCCAAGGCTTGACGTAAAGATTTCTGGAGCAGTTTGGGAAGTTCGAGGCTTGCGCTGTCCTCGACGTAGAGCTTCATGTCGAAGATCGTCGGAACCTTGGGCTGGCGGGTGGTGTAGTTGAACAGGTTGACTGGGTTGCCGCGGCCCTTCACCCGGTAGATACCTGGTGAGAGGTTGCTGCGCGAACCAGGTGCCACGGAGATGTAGCGGTAGCCGCTGCTCGTGCCATTTGGGTTTGTGAGGCCAGTTTTGATCTGTTGGTATTGGCCGGGAGAGACGTTGCCGTATTGGTTTAGGCGGATGGCAGGGCTCTCGAAGTTGGGGATGGCGTAGGTTTTGGCGTCGATCTTGCGGGGACCGTCCAGACCGCGCAGGAATTTGACGAAGCGGGTGTCGAGTGCGGCTTTGCGACCGCGCGAGTCCTGAGCACTGACTGGGTAGAGGTACGCTTTCGGCGATTGGCCCTTATCCTCGATGTCCTTGATGTAGAGGCGGGCCTCCATACCCTTGACCTCGTACTTACCCGAGTTCTGGGTGCGAGGTACGGGGCTCTCGAAGGCGTCACGCATCTCCCTGGGCAATTCCTTTTTGGCGAATTGGTAGGCCCACTGGTTCAGTGCCCGGTTGGCCGCGTAAGGGATTTGGACTTTTTCGATGATGTTGAGCTTGCCGATTAGTTTCTCGACGTCCCACTCGATTGATTGACCAGCCATATCTATAACCGTGTGTCTGCGAGTCCCCAGCCTAAGTAGGTGGGATTAACCGGGTGCCTGTAGGTCCTGGTGGAGTTGGTCGAAGTACTCGTGGCAGCGTTCCAGGTAGCGAACTTCGGCACCGCGGAGTTCCAGCTCGGTGAGCTCCCTTACTTGGGCAGGGCCTGCACGGCGGGCCACAACGATGACGGCGCCTTTGGCTTGGACGTTGGCGACATGTTTTAGTCCTAAGGAATAAGCGCCTAGCTGGTCCGTGTAGTCGGTGAGCATCTCCTCGGAGCGCTTATTGGCTGACGTCTTCCAGTCGCAGATGAAGGGGCCTTTGCCCTTCACGTAGCCCAAAAAGTCAGCCGTGCCAGCAAAACCTGCGGGGTGGTGGATAGAGAATTCGATGCCGTGGATGGCAGTTACGTTCTCCTCAATCCACTGCAACAGGGAGCGGCGGTAACCGCTCGCGCTCAGGCCGACCTTTGGTGCGCTGGGTAGTGCCTGTTTTATGGCCCATTGGGTGAGTGGGGCCGGGACGCTGTGCAATCCCTCGCGGTTGATGTAGGTCGTGCGCTTCTTTTCGCTGGTGGCTTCGGCCATCTTTTTGGCCGTGCGCAGGACGTACTCGGCGGAGTTGTGGGTGCGGGTGCCGCGCTCGGCTGCGGTGTCACGTTCCACTGCTGCAAGTTCCTCGCCAAGGCGCTTTTTCCAGGCTTCGAGTGCGTCCTTGGACTTGGATGTAGCCCCGAGTATGCGGGTCACGCTGTGGAAGACCTCGCCTTCTTCGTTGCGATAGATGCGGCCGTTGGGATCTGTCTCGTCGTCGCGAGTCAGCTTGTTCTGGAATGCAGCGTTCAGCTTTGGATTGAACTCAAACGCTGCCATGTTTTCCGGTGTATTCGTTTTTATAGGTTAGCCGTTAGATAAAGGAATACCCCCCAGTAGTTGGCGTACTGAGGGGTATTCACTCTCCAGGAGCCTAACAGTAATTAGGCGGCTTTCTCGAACTCAACGCATGAGTCTGTGCGACTAATGCGAGGTCCGAGAGGGCAGTCCTCGAAGTCTTCGGTTGGGGGAGCGAGCCTTTGGCATGAGCCATAGGCGCTCCACCTCCCTCGGATTCGGTCGAACAGTGCCCAGCGGCAATTGAAGCACGTTTGCCGCGAAATCAAGCCTCGGGGCGGAAAGGGTTGCCACCGCTGATCACTTGCTTAAGGTCGAAGCCCGCTGCTTGGGTTTCGGCCCAGGCGTCGGCCAGCACTTCGTCCATGCCCTTCTTGCGGTTGGCAGGAAGCAGCTTGTACTCGGTGGTGAGGCCTGCGCCGGTCTTGCCCAGGGTGAAGTCGCACTCAAGGACGTTCCAGTCCTCGGATTGGGAGATCGAGTCGATCTCGCGGATCAATCCCTTCTGGTTGAGCTGCATCACTTCGACGCGCTCGGTGTCGTAGTTGTACACGGGCAGAGCGATGAAGAACTTCATCGGCTCAAAGCCGGTGCCCTCGCGGTTCATCCGGCGGTTGTACTCGCCGAGGCTGGCGTCGATCTCAGCCGGGGTGGGCTCATGGTCGAAGCGGAAGGACTTGGCCTTGCCGTCGCCGTCTTCAGCCCAGAGCTCGTAGCCCTCGACAGGCTCTTCGCTTAACAAAGCGAAACGAACGCTGGTGCCGGAGACAATCTTGCTGGGGTTGAGGTAACCGCCAGCGCCGCCGCTGACTGCTGCTTTGGCGGATTTGGATAGGAGTGCCATGGGGGGTTGCTGGGTGGCGGTGCCGCTGTAGGTGGCGTTGCCGAGTTGCCCAAACACCTTATGTGGTGTGTCAACCCCTTGACGAGATGCGTACTGTGAAAAACGCTCCGCCTGGTTTTTACACCAAACGGAGCGCATGTCGTTCCGCTTACTGAGTATCGCATGAGTCCCAACAAACAACTCATTGGATTCGTTAATTCGCTTCCTGTTGGTCCCGCCTATACGCCTATTTATGCGAAGGGCGTTGTCTACGGAAAGAACCGCATTGTCAGTAAGGGCAAGAACCCTCACGAGGATTCGTTCAAGCGGCACATGTCGCCTGGTGATGTCTCACTGTTCTTAGAGCGAGTCCCAGAAGAGTTCGTTGCGGTTGGATTATTTACCGGAATTCGCTCTCAAGGTCTCGTCATTCTCGACGTAGACGCAAACCTCGCAACCTTGTCGAAAAAGTGGGGCGACTCACTAAAAGACGCACCCAAGATTATTAGTACGAAAAAGAATGCGGCCAAATACGTCTTCCGTGTACCTGAAGACCAGAGAGCTCAGGTCAAGGGTTTTGGCCTCTCACACACTGGTGAGGGCTACGAAGTTCTGTGGGGCAAACAAGGCGTAATCGGCGGTACTTACCCCGGTTCTTCTGATGGCAAGGCACCTGCAGGTACTTACAAGCTTGCAGCAGGTGACTTCAACCAGATCCCTCAGGCTCCTGAGTGGCTCTTGGCTGAGATGCGTGCCCGCTACGTACAGGATACGCCGTCCCAGACTAGCGGCCTTGTCAAGAACCGGAAGGGCCTCGACTTTTCCGGGAGAACCGAGGACGAGGTCGCTGAAATCATTCGCGACTGTCTGACCGTGTTGCCTCAGTGCGGGCGGGGTAATGAGGATGACTGGTGGATCGTCGGCGCAATGATTGCCGAAGACCTGCCCAACGACCTGGGCCTGACCCTGTGGTCTGCTTGGTCCGCTGAAGACTCCGATTACGAGGAGGATTGGAAGCGGGGCAACCCCTGCGCCGAAAAATGGCCTCTGATCCTGCAGAAGGCGGGGCGACCGGGTAACGCCGGCCTGGGCAGCCTGATCCGCCTTGCAGACGGCTACGACCCCAACAGGGAGCGATTTCAAGACTCCAGCAGGGAGACGCTTGACCAAGTCGAGAGCTCGCAGGTTCAACGCTTCCAGACAGTTGCCCTCTCCTTTGAGCAACTCCTCGAGCGTGCCAAGCAGATCATCGAACTCGACAACCCGGCTGAGCTGAACTACGAGATGCACCGGCTGGCCGTCGAGGCGGGCCACCGAGATGCCGAGAAGATCGAGCGGATCCTGGTTGATCAGCTCGCTTACGAGAAGAGCCGCGATGCGATCACGATCGACGAGCTGCTCAACACCGACTTTCAGCGGGAGTACTTGATCCCGGATTTGCTGGCCAAGCCCTCCACCGTGTTGATGTACGGCTCTGGGGGCGATGGCAAGTCGATGGCTGCTTGGACCCTGGCTAAGCACATCGCTACCGGCGCGCCATTCAAGATCCGTGGTCAGGCGGTTCCGGTTCAGAAGGGCGGCGTTCTGATCCTCAACGGCGACCAGCCGCTCATTCAGGTGCAGGAGCAGTTGGAGGAGGTGGACTTCCCGCGTGGGACCAATGTGACGATCCGCAGCGACTTCCAGATCCAGCGCTACGGCTTCTTCATCCGCCAGATCGAGAAGTACCGGCCCAAGCTCGTGATCATCGACTCGCTGATTGGCTGCAGCGGCGGCAAGGCCTTCGACGAGAACAAGAGCGACTTCGCCACTCCGCTGTATTGGCTGACCCGGAACAACGGTGACGCCTTCCCGCCCACGACGATCGTGGTAATCCACCACGCGAACAAAAACGGCAACTTCAGGGGCAGCACTGCGATTCGGGACGCCGTGGATGAGGTCATCTCGCTGAAAAAACCTGACGACAAGCAGATCGAGCAGACGGGCCAGTCCGCGCGGATCCTGACGTTCGAGAAATCCCGCAGCGGTCGCGGTGGCACGCAGCTGCTGATGAAGCAGCAGGCCGACTTGAGCTACACGCTCCAGGACTGGACCCCAGAGGTCGATCCCACCAACGCAGCGCCCTCTGGAATCAGCGACAGGGTGCTTCAGCGGCTGCGGCTGGCTAAGGAGCCCAGAACCCTCAAGCAGCTCCAGGCAGACCCCACCTGCGGCGGCAACAACGAAGCCGTCAAGAAGGCGCTCCAACGCTGGAAGAAGAAGGGCCTGGTGGAGATCGTGGGTGCGTCTCAAGAAACTCAAGGCAAGAAACCTCAGTTTTTGTATAGGGCTGTGGTTGTTCCCCCGCGGGGAGAGTGTGTTGAAAATGTCCCTTTAGGGGCTAATCCAAGTAGTGGTACGGGATTTGAAAAAGGGACAGCATCTAAAAAAGAGGAAGTTGTCCCTTTTACTGAGGGGCAGGTTCAAGCCGGTGATAACTCCACTGGAACGGAGGGGACAAAAAGGGACACCTTCTCTTCAGATTCGGAGTGTCCCCATTTGAATCCCTTGCAGGAGCAGGGTTTTGGGGGTAAAGGGACATCTGAACGCTCTATACGCGCAGGCGCGCGCGAGGAAGACGAGCCCAGCTTCAGCTACGAACAGAAGCGTCAGGCCATGAAGCAGATCGCTGAGGAGTGGGGCTGATGGAGCGCAAGAAGTTCACCCCGCCGACGGAGCAGGAGCGCCTTGCGCGCTTCTTCGCCGATTTGGAGCGAGCCATTCCTGAACCTCCTTCGGGTTGGCTCAGCGACGCTTTGCCCCCCGGTTCGACTACACGGACCAGGGGCCACCGTGGGCACCTTTTGCCCTGATTTGTAGTACAATCAACTCAGCCTTATCGCTTATGACGTTCACTGAATGGTCTGCGTCACCTGAGACGCTCCACGGAATCGAGTTCCTTCACTGGGTCTACGACTCCCCACTCATTGCCTTCGACACAGAGACGACGGGACTTAAGCCCAAGACTGGCGGCTTACGTCTACTGCAGTTGGCCGCACCAGGTAAGCCGGTGGTCGTTATTGACCTCTGGGATCTTGACGAGGAGCAGTGGGATCAGGTCAGGGAGTTCTTCACCGCCATCGAAGATCGCGAGTGGTACGCCCACAACGCCACCTTTGACTTGGCCTGGCTCCAGCAACACGACATCTACCCCGAGGGGATGGTGTTCTGCACCATGCTGGCTTCGCGTCTGCTGGAGAACGGCATTCCTAATGTCCGCAATGGCTTGGCGCCGGCTTGTAAGCGCTATCTCAAAGTCGACGTCAGTAAGGAGGAGCAGGCGTCTGACTGGTCTAAACCGGATCTCAGCGAGTCCCAGAAGACCTACGCCGCCAACGACGTTCGCATCCTTCTGCAGCTTGCTCAGAAGGTCACCGATCTCCTGTTCGCTCGCCGTCTCTTTACGGCTTGGCGGATTGAGTGCAGAGCTCTCCAGGCCATCGCTCACATGCAGCTGACCGGTCTTCCCTTCAACCGGACCAAACTTGAGGAGCTGCAAAAGCACTACGAGGGCGAGATTGAGCGTCTAGGTGCTGAGTTTCTTGAAAACCTCGATGCCGCGATGCCTGACGCGGAAAAGCTGCCACGGGATGACGATGGCACGTTCAATCTGCGGGCCAAAGCGACGGGCCACGTAAGGCTGGGGACCAAGAAGTTGGCTGGCTTCAATCTCAACTCGCCTAAGCAGCTGGTCCACAAGCTTGGCGTCCTTCTGGGCGAGGAGCCCAAGGACAAGAACGGCAAACCAAGTGCGTCTCGGCAGGCTCTTCGTTCTTACGCAGCGGACCACAAGGTCATTCAGTTGTATTTGGCCTGGAAGAAGGCTGAGAAACGCCGTCAGATGGTCGTGGCATTACTCGATCACCAGGACCCCGATGGGTTTATTCGTGCGAATTACCTGCAACTTGGGGCGGATACAGGAAGGATGTCGTGCCGGGAGCCGAATCTTCAGCAAGTCCCGCGGGACAAAGGGTTCCGTCAGGCAGCTGAAGCGCCCGAGGGTTGGAACTTTGTTGTCGCGGACTTTGGTCAGATGGAGCTTCGTCTCGCCGCCGCAGTCTCTAAGGACGCTCTGATGATTAGTGCGTTCCAACGCGATGAAGACCTGCACACAATTACCGCCCAGGCGATTTATCCCGAACCGACTGAGGACGAAGCGGAGCTCAAAGCGCGTCGCCAAGTAGCCAAGTCGGCCAATTTCGGGCTGCTCTACGGCTCGGGGGCCAAAGGACTTCGGGATTACGCCGGTGCCATGGGTATCACCATGACTGTGGAGGAAGCGGAAAAGATCCGCGAGACGTTCCACAACACCTATCAGGGCATTCATGACTGGCAGAGGAAGAACGCCAACCTGGCCAAGATGACTGAGCATGAAAGGTTTGCCGAAATTCGCATTCCAAAGACGGAGATGCGTCGCTTCCTTATTGGCGACATGAACCGCCTGACTACTCGATGCAACACCCCAATTCAGGGAGCTGGCGCGGCCATTCTTAAGTTTGCGCTTGCGAATCTTTGGCCGTTACTCCATAAAACCGGCACCTCGCAAGTCCGGCTCGCCGCTGTCGTCCATGACGAAATTGTGCTGCTGGTACGTGAGGGGCTTGAGGAGGAATGGGCTAAGCGCTTGAGCGAAACCATGGAAGCAGCTGAAGCCAAGTGGCTTGGTGAAATCCCCGCTTTGGCGGAGGCTGCCTGGGGTAAGACCTGGTCGGAGGCCAAGTAATGCGCCGTTACTTAATCTCTATTAAGTTGCACGCCCAGCGCACTGCATGGCCCGAACTGGTCGCCAAATCATGGTGGCTTGGTTGCAGGATGAAATGCGCGACGCGACAACCGCTGATCTACAGCGGGCTGCTGAATTTCTGGCCTTTGCTAAGGATGTCCGTAAAGGCTGTACTAAGCAGAGACGCACCAGTCGCAAAGCGCAACGGTCCGCTTGGCGAAAGCACCTTGACCCCAGTATTCGCTGGTAGTACATTCCAATCGTTACCTTTGCCCTTATGAGCGCCCGCGTAATGCACGGCAATAAGCGCCGTTTCCAGGTCCTGCTTGACCCCAATCGTGCCAAATTATTCGATGCGTTGGCAGAACAAGATTGCTTAAAGACCAGTGCTTTTTTGCGCAATCGGTTGTATGAAGCTCTTGAATCGCTAGTGCCTCGTGCCGCTTACGAAAGAGCTAAGGAAGCAGACGCCGCTCTTAAAGCAGAATCCAGCAAACTCCAGTCTCGGATTCGCCGATCTCGTAAGTAGTGCGGTGACTCAGAACCAGCTTGTCGTTCTGTTTGGCATCACCTGGCTACTTGGTCTTTTGGTCGTCACCATTTTTCTTACTCAGTTCTCGTGAACCCCTACGCCAACTACCGTCGCGGTCTCGGTACTTACGAGATCAGCTACAGGCGTGACAACAGCACCCTTATCAAATCCGTGCGGATTATGGCTGAAGATGACTATGCGGCGGCCATGCTGGTCCGCGACTCTTTCCTAGATGCCACGATCATCAAGATCACGCAACTGAGTTGATGCGCAAATTCGTCTTCTACATCGGCAGTTTGGGTCTTTATGAGGTCATCCAGGCTGCAAATGTGTATGACGCACGCCAGAAGTTGCGCTCTGGCTCTCTTTACCGTTTTTACAGCCAAGCTGTCCTTATCTCGGAGTCTGAACCGTGTTACAGAGCCTCGGATTGAAGTTGATTCGCATGGGATCTAAGCGTCCCATCTGGGTGGTACGTCCACCGAAGTGGATCGTCGAGCATTTAGAGCCCCAGCCAGTGAATGGGGAGCACAACAGGTTGACGGGGATTGGCGTTTGGATGCTGAAGCGCGCCAATCCCCTTGCGGCCGTGGACTTTACGAAGCGGATTGTGAAAGTGACTCTTCCTTGATCCAGCGAAGAACGCGGGTGTAGGGAATGCGGAGTGCGCGGGAGATTGATTTCCCGCTCATCCCGCCTTTATGCATGAACTGCACAAGGTGGGCATCCGGCGGAGCAGGGTCTTTTTTAGCTTCTTCCTTACTCACCAAATTGCACCATAAATGCATGTGGAGTGTACGCTATTTGTACAGCCCGCGCCTGTTCTGGTAGTTATGTCACCATTTGAGCGAGTCCCCATGTCAGAGGTCAAAGTTCGTACTGGCCGTGCGTGCAAGACAACGCCTCTTCGTGAAGAAGTTTTGGCGATGAAGCCGGGCGATGCGATCTATGTGCCCTACTACGACGCTGAAACTGGCAAGGGCTACAAGCCCACCACGATCTCCCAGGTAGTGGGTGTGATGAGTCGGGCCAGTGAAAAAGTCAGGTACTCCGTTCGCCGGGATGCCACGCGCCCTGGCTGCTTCGTTCTCTGTCTTGAGAAGCCTGCAGCCTGAGTCTCATTTGATGCTGTAGAATGTAAGTCCCGGTACAGACTGGGACTTATCGTTTTATGTAATCATGGACACAAAGCCCGCACCACTCACCTTTGTCAGCAAGTCCCTCAATCGCCTTGTCGCGATGGACGAGCTACGCAAGCTAAGTAGTTCAGACCTGGACCGGTTCAATGGTGAGCTGGCCATGGCGGCACGTTCCATGGAGAACGCACTCTCCGACGCCATGCAGAGAGAGCTTTCTACTGGGCAGCCTGTCGATCCTGACTGGGTTCACAAGATTCGCAGGAAGATGAACGTCTGCCATGCGTTTCGGACCAATCTTGCGCAGCTGCTTAAAGGGTCGGACCAGCCCGAGATTCTTGAGATCCGTAAAGCTACCCAGGAGCCAAGCAACGAGCTGGTTACTCAGCTAGCCGAGGAAAAATTTCAAGAGCTGCTTATTGACGAGCTTGGCGAGCGCCTGTTCAAGGAGCTTCAGGAGGAAGCTGTTGAACTTGCTCTTGAAGATCTTCGACTAAAAACTCAAGCCTCATGATCTCGTGAACCGCGGACTGAAGCATCTCCTGGTAAGACATCAGAGTCTTAAACAGATAGGCTTCTCGCGGCTCCATCTCACGGGATGCCAACTCGATTGAGAGCTCGCGTTCGGGTGTTACATCCCGGTTAAACCAGGCCATAGCGCTCCCTGCATTTGAGTTACTATAGGTAGGCCCACTGCTCAATTATCTTTTATTTGTGTCGGACTTTGCATTGAACACTACTTGGGATGATGATGCGGAATCTAAATCCCAGCACGGCGACGGCATTAGCAGGGCCGTTCCAGGTGCCAAAACCAAGCCTTTTAGGATCCGCGTCTCTCAAGTTGGCGCGAGTCCAATGTTCGTAGAGCTTCGGGCTGAGTCCAAGACTCATGCGTTGAAGTATGCGAAAGCGCGCTGGCCGTTGTCACAGCTTCAGGTGGTTTGATGCCTGAGTTAGACATGGATCAGCTGAACTCTCTTATCAAAGAGGGGAAGGCTGAGATCGCCCGTAAGGCACGGACCAACTCCACAAGCTGGAGGAGGGGCAACATCCCTCCCAACGCCCGGCTGACTCCAATAGATGCCGTGGAGATTCGGATGCTCGACAAGCAGGGGATGCCGTCGGCAAAAATCGCCGCCAAGTACGACATCTGCTATGTGCATGTCCGAAACATCGTTAATCGCCAAGCTTGGGTGAACGCCGAAAAACAACTGGCTGCTGAACATGAAAAGGTGTCCAAGCTGCGGGCAGAAAGCCCTGAAGGTGACCGAGGTCGAGCATCGAAAGCTTGACGAGGCAATCCGCATGAGGCGCAAGTGCGCCGTTTGCGCTCACGCCGAGACAACTTTCGAGATAACGGCTAAACAGATGGAGGAGTACAGCCTGCTCCTTCGCCTGAATACCGCGATCTCGCGAGTCCTTAATCCGACTATTAGCGAGTCCCGCGAGTCCTGCACCACTTGTTCTTATTGGTTAGATGGCTCCTGTTCAATGCAGTTCCCTGAGGCTGGTGGATCGTTCGCCAGTGAGTGCTCGCTCTACGAGCCGAATCAACACGAGGATTTGCCCCTCATGCGGCAAGGACACACGCAATCCGGTCATCTGCGCAGATTGCTACCGCAAAACGCCCGCCGGTAAAGCCGAGATCAAAGAAGAGACTCGGATGCGTAAGTACGAGCCTCTTGCTGGTGGCGGACCATGTGCAGACTGCGCGCATTGGAGCCATAGGTGCTGCCTAGGCTTGCCTGAGGGTGGTACGAGGTTTGCGGAAGGATGCCCAGCGATGATCACGGAGGCGAACTGATGCGAGCCCACCCATTTCTCAACCCGGTAGAAGCGGCGATTATTCGCTGGTTGATGAAATCTCCAAGAATTGGACTTATTTGCGTCAAGCAATACGAGTCGACGGTTACTTGGGTGCTGCGCAATGAGAACGACGCTGTCTCGTGGGGCGACTCAGAGCCGGACGATGTTTCAGACGATTATGAGCCGGCTTCCATGAAGCTGGAACGCATCTACCATCTGCCCGATGCTGAGAAGTGACGCTCTACCACCCGAATACGGGGGTAGGCTCCTACGGCGCTCATCCGCTGTTTTATGGCATCGAAACTTACTACCGGCCTTGGTTCTTTGATGGGCGAATCGTTTATTGGGGCGACCCAGTCGCTGGACGCGGAACAGCTCTTGTCCGAGCTGAAGCCATGGCAGATCGAGAAAGGAAAAGCCGACTTTCTTGATTACTTGTACACGTTGTACGAGCGGGGCTCCGCTGAGCCTGGGCTGCGCGGCACTTACACCGGTTTGATGGATCAGTTTGCGCAGGACACTGCACAGATCATGCGGGCCTCATTCATCTCATCCCAGTTGGCAGGCCAGTAATGAAAAAGCTGATCGGCCTTTACAGCCCTGCTGCTGGCTCTGGCAAATCCACCATCGCCCAATGGCTGGCGGAAGAGCGCGGTTACACGATCGTGCCATTTGCCCAGACCTTGAAGGAGATGCTGATTCCGATGCTCAAGGCTCTGGGTTACGACCAGGCCGGAGCTGAGGATCTTGTCTACAGGCATAAGCAGGTAGTCGTGCCATCTGCCGAGGTAAGTGTTCGGCACATGCTTCGCACGCTTGGCACGGAGTGGGGCCGATCCTGCGTTCACCCTGAGATCTGGTTGCGTTGCTGGTCCGAGCGGATCAAGCAGTACGACAAGGTCGTGGTTGATGACTGCCGCTTTTTGAACGAAGCGCAGTTGATCAAGAACTTGGGCGGCGCACTCTGGTATGTCGAAAGACCGGGTATTCCCAAGTCCTTTGAGCACGCCAGCGAAGGTGGCTTGAACGATTACAACGGCTTCGATTGCGCTGTATTTAACGACGGTGCAATTGAAGACTTGACAACTAAGCTGCGACTACTAGCGCACGCTTAGTGGCCTCACTGCGGTATCACGCCGGCCGGATGGTCCTGTACGAAGGATCCGAGGGCTGGCGTGTCCGTATTAAGACCCACACGGGCAAGCTTGATCTGCCGCTTAGTTGCAAGGAAATTGAGCAGGCGGTTATTGAAGCCGAGCAGCTTTATGCCGACGCTCGGGCCATCACAAACAACAAGCCCAGGTGCCAGCACTGCATCCACTGGGAATTTGTTGCGGCACAATGCGGTTTAGGTTTCCCGGAGGGACGATCCAGTGGAGGAGTCTTCGCAAAAAGCTGTTCAGCCTTCTGGGCCAACCACTGAATACGTCGTTCCCGATGACGCCTTTGACTGTGGTGATGGCTTCTATATCGAGGTGAGTACCGAGCCAGGGATTGGCGAAGTTCGTTACCGGGCCTGTATGCCAAATTGCTCTATCGGCCGTTACGCCAATGATCTGTGGCAGGCTCAGATCTACATAGAGCATATGAAGGCTGCTCGCTTCGGCTGATCCAGCACAGCAGCTTGTGAGCCCTGAAGAAGTTCCAGAAGGGCTGCTTAATCCACCAGAGCCAGACCGACGAGTGGGACTTGTCGGCATTGCAGCGCAGACAAGCTGGCACGCAGTTGCGGAGTGTGGTCGGACCACCGTGAGCCTTGGCTCTTACGTGGTCGATTGTGGTGGCGTGGTCCCCGCAGTAGGCGCAGGTGTGGTCCCAAGCGGAGAAGATTGAGGCACGGAAGCGTTGCTTACTCGCTTTTTTGCTAACGAGATAGATGCCATCAATCTGATGCTCCATCTTTTGGAAGTTCGTAGGTGGCGATCTCGATGTCGATAATGTCGTCATCGGTTTTGAAGCACTCTGAGATGCAGGCGTAGATGTCGCCTGGGATGTTCTCAGGGTCCTGCGCGGTCTCGAAGTAAAACTTCCCGGTTACTTCGATTAAGTACCGCTGCATGGGAGAGGCTCTCCGCTTCCAGTAAGAGTAGCTAAAGACACTCCTCCCAACTTGGCATCACGCGGGGCTGGCCGTTGTAATGCCCAATTTCTCCATAATCCAAATCAGGGTTGGTGACCATCAGAAGGAAGACCATCTGGCCGATCTTCATGCCTGGGTAAAGCGGCAAATTATGGAAGCGCTTGTTGTTTTTCAGCTCCAAGGTGAGCTTGCTGCCGTTCCATCCGCAATCGGCGTAGCCCGCGTGGCTGTGTTCGTAGCCCTCTCTGGCGCGTGATGACTTGAGGCAGAACATGCCGCAGATGTCGGCCGGCATGTTGAAGACTTCGAGAGTCTCGGTAAGCAGGAACTCGCCGGGAGCCATCCAATACGGATTGTCCTTGGTGCAATGAGCGATCGACTGGATCTGAAGTTCTGAGGTGTGCTCAACCTCGACCATGATGTTCTCGCCAATCCGCAGGTCCAAAGATGCGGGGTTCAGCAGCTCAAGGTCATAGGGAACGACCATCCGCTCTTGCTGGCACAGGCGCTGGATCTCGTGGTCGGGAACGATCACATGCTTTTTATTTCTCAGAGCACATTACTCGGTATATCGCTAATCAACATCCGATTTCCACTGCCAGCCGCCAGCTGTAATGCGAATCGCCCAACCCGTGCCAGGGCCTTCAACTTCCCAGCGCTTGAGCCATTGCTTTCTTGGGTACAGGACGTATTTCGCCTCCTGCTTGTCCTTGTGACCGCCATGAATTAGGTCTGGATGCCCCATAGGATCGTGGGCTACGAAGAATTGATCGGTGTATCCGACAATCACGCTCCAGTGGCCATAACCTCTGGGACGCTCACCCTTGCTGACGTCACCGTGATGCAGCCAACCCACAGCAACCGGGCGACCTGCGTCGATCTCTTCCTCAAGCAGCTGGGGCGTTGCGTTGTCGACGTATTCGGCAGTCAGACCAAGTTCTTTTAGGGCAGAGAGATGCGCGTAAATCTCAGTTGTATCGCCGTACTTGGCCCGTATTTTGTCGTAGTCATTTGGGTAGAGCAGGCCGGCTTGATCCGCTGCAACCATTGCAATTGCCGCAGTGAAGCACTTGCGATAGCCGTTTGGCAGATCAAGCTGATGAAAGTAAGGGGTTGGTAGCCACTCGATTCGGCCCCCTGCCTTCCAGATTTCGTACCAGTCTGCATTCCGATCCAGCAGGTGCTCAGGAAGATCGGCTTGGAGCTGGTTGATTGCTGCGATCTGGTGTGGCGCTGCGGTGTATCGACTGAAGAAATCGGTTAATCGCAACGTCATAGCCAAGAACAGCGGCAACATTATTTCTTATATGTTAGGCCAGGTTTAGGAGTAGTAGATATTTGATTGACAATATGCATAGGAAGTAGCACCACCGTGCAGATAAAGCACGCCAGTGCTACGTCCACAGCTATTCCAATGATGTCGGAACGTTGGATCACTTGTTGAGGTTCTTGGGCTTCAGAGACTTCACGGTATCGAGAAGCAGGGCAACAACGCCGTTCTGCTTCAAATTCGATGCGCCAACCAGCTCGCTGATCAGTGCAACGACGGCCCAGGTGATCGGGCTGGTAAGGATGTCGTCCATGAGATTGCTGTAACTACAAAAAGCTTAGTGCTGGTGTCTGGATCCTTCTATACGTGCCACTGCTGCTTCTAGCTCACGTAAACGACTAAATACTTCTGCGTCGCGGCTCCTCATGTCGGTATGAAGTACGTCAAGACGGGTGGCAACGCTATCAACTGATGCGGTCAAGCGGATCACTGCGTCTCGGCTTTCTACAGCACGTTTTCCGTTATTCGACGCACTCATTGCGGCTACCGTTACTGAGGCCCCCGCAATGGCAGCCAGGATCTCAATCACAGGAGCCACCTAGACACTCATTTCATCATGCCAGCTTCGACCGATCACGATCACGACAAGGAACACACGCCACTCGCCGACTTCGTGCGGTTGGCCGTTCTTTCGTGGTCAATCTTCATGCTCAGCCTCAATTACTTGGGGCATGTCAAAGCAATGGACCCCACGTTTCCGGCTTCACTGCTGACTGGCACGATGGCGTCATTCGGGGTTTCTGTTGGTAAGGGCAACGGCCAGAAAAAGAAGGACGAAAATAACGGCACAGTCACCGCTAAATCTCAGGAGAAACAACCGTGAAAAAGCTCCTCTTCGCAGCCGTCATTCTGATCGGCGCCGCCGGACCAGCGCAGGCCGATCTGACGCATCGCATCACCTCCAGCGTTTCGCTCACCGTTGATGCCGCGGCCAGCGCTGCTACCCGCAGCGGGGCCCGCTATTCGGTGACCGGCACCAACATCACCTTGGACACCGCCGGTGGACTTGGCTCGCTGACAGCCGGCAACGCCGTTGGTTACACCGCCGCTGATTACAGCGTGACCACCCCAGGGGACGCCTTTTCCTTTACCGAAGCGTTCACCGAAGGCGACGCCACCCCCTCCGCTACCACCGTCACTTCAGGAGTTGTTGGATCGCTTCCGATGCTGGGCAATACGACAACCACGGCTGGGGGTGTCGCGGGTCTGCTTGATGGTTCCATTGCCAGTGATCACGTCATCAGCTTGACCGCTGGTGGCGCGGGCACCAGTGCAGTGGGCCAGATGGTCACCGAAATCAAGATCGACTAATGCGCTGGTTAGCTGTTGTGCTGCTGTTGGCAACCCCGGCAGCAGCCGTTCCAGTTGTGCCTAACTTCCGTACTGGCACGATGACTTCTCGAACGGAGTCAACGACGCAGATGACGGAGCAAATCCGCAGCGTCAATTACGCGACTGGTTACACCTACAGCGCATCAGGCACAAACGTGCAACACTCTGGGTCAAGCATCGTGCCAGGTGCTTCCGAGACCCAGACTCAAACCATCGACGGCGTTACTTCTAGTTGGACCGGACTCGAACTCCAGAACAAGCCGAATTGGTCGATAGTCAATCCAGGCGGTTCGTTCTCATTCGTGGAGCACTATTCCGGGCCAGGTTTAGAGGCCGTCACGGAAATCACGCGCACCACGGTCGTAGAAAGCGTTACGGATACGGTCTCTGTGTTTGGGCCTTAGCGCTGTTGCCGCAACAGGCACTTGCTCAAGCCAACGCAACCGCCAATCCCGTTGCGAACAGCACTGGCTCGGTAACGAACCAGGCCATTCAGATGCTCACAGGTCCCTACCCGACCAATGCTTACGGACCAGGTATTTCATGCCAAGGGCCAACGCTGAACATCTCGCCCTTCGTCACCACCAGCAAGTCCTACGCCCTGCCCTTCACCGATAAGGTCCGAACACCGTATTACGATCCCACCGACGAGGATGAAAACGGCGTACCGGACAATCCAGGAAGCATCCTCTACTACCAGGAGCTCCCGAGCGGTCAGAAAAATAACCACGCTCTCAACTTCGGCGTTAGTGCCACGGTAAGTATTCCGCTGGATGGCGGCCTACAGGAGCGATGCAAGGCTTCCGCTGACACCCACACTGCGCTTCAACGCCAGCTACTTGCCAACAAGCGGCTGGATTTCGAGCTATCTCGTCTGCGGCACTGTGGTGAACTCGCCCAGAAGGGAATTAGTTTTCACCCCAAATCCAAGTTCTATACCGTCTGCTCGGATGTGGTCCTAGTGCCAAAGCCGGGCCAGGTCCTGCCGCACCGACACCGGATCACGGTTTCAGCGCCCGACGCAAAGCGCGTATCGCCCGATTCCGGTCCCGCTGAGCCAACCGCCGCTCCCACACAGAGTCAACCTTCAAAGGCACGCCCCTTACCTGTGCAGCCTTTTTCACCATCTTCTTAACGGTCGGTTTGATCAGCTTGAGGATTAGTTCTCCTGCTGGTTTTGCCACCAAAGCAGCAGTGGAAGCCACCAGGGCGATCGTGGTCGTCGTGACCACCATCTCCACGGACGGAAGCCCGTCCACCACTTTCTCGATGAGCGGTTTCGGTAAGCCTGGAACCTCCGTTCCCTGAGGTATCGACGCATCTGGTTCAGGTAGTCGCGGGACTGGAGGGGCGTTAAGGGGAGGAGATTCCTTGTCCTCGGAATCCTTGGTTCTCGACTGTACGGGCGTTGTATGTACAAACTCATTGGGTGTGAAGTCCATCGGGTTGAACGATGGAACCTGACCGTGGGGGCAAAACGCTCCAACTCGACCCGGATCGTCTTCTAACAACCTCGGGTTGAGTTTGGCGTCCGGGTGAACTGGAACGCAACCCGGCATCTCGATGATGGGCGGGCCAAGTTCCAGCGTCACAGGTGGAGCACTGGGCAGATTTGGAACCGCGATTTCGCGGATCTGAGGGATGCGGATCTCTGGGATCTCGGGCATCAGAACGGCAGTGCCGGACCAGTCACTTCAGGCATCTTCGGCATGGCGCCTTTGATCTTGCCTTCAAGTTCGGCCTCGATGTGCTCGGTCACTTGGCCGCCGATACGCTCCATGCTTTCGTCCATGAACTTGTCGAACTGCAGGTAGCTGATCACAAGCGCTGCGGTCATGGAGCCGCTGAGCAGAAAGCCGGTGACGGCCATCAAGTCAATGATCTTTCGCATTGAGAACTGCCTTTTCGTTGGCGTATGGCTCGACTTTATAGAAGTCGATGGCATCCTGCACATAGGGGATGAGCCAATCTGGCGGCCAGCAGTACTCCCAGTTGTCTGGGTTACTTAGACATGGAAAAACAACTACCCGCCAGAAAGCTGACAGGTAGTTGCGGGTGACGATGAGTTGATCGAAGGCCCGCCGAAACGGGCCATGCTTTCGATCAGAACTTGTACTTGGAGCCGAGCTTGAGGCCGTAGCTGTTGCTTTTGGCGCCAGTGGCCATGCTCACTTCGGTGTAGATGCCGAGTTTGCCGTCTTTGGTGACAGGAGCGCTCAGGCCGGTCTTGGCGGAGAAGTTGTAGTCGGTTTCGCCACCCTCGGGGAACACGATCTGAGGGCCGCCTTGGATGTACCAAGGGCCAGCCTCGTAACCGACGTGGGCGTCAATTGCACCACCACCAGAGGTCTGGTTGCCAGCAAAGCCGAGGTTGTACTCGGGGTTGATGTAGAAGCCGTCGGCCTTAGCAGCGGGCACGCAAGCGATACCCATGGCTGCGAGGGCGAAAGCAGCCGCAGAAGCTTTGATCATTGTTGGGTGTAAGAACACAACATCCCAGAAAGTGTACTGGCACAAAAAAGCTGCCAGTCGATTAACTGGCAGCCCTGACTTATTTGCCTTGGCCGCGATACTTTTTGCGGCCGTGACTTGCTTTTGAGTGCTGCCCGTTGCCTTGACGGGTTTTCTTGGGAGGCCGAGCTTTGTGCTCAACCCGCCCTAGTGCGGTTTTTGACTTGACCGCCATTACCAGGGCACTCCGGCGGCCTTAGTGGGAGCAGCTTTTTCGTCGATCTGAGCTTGGAGCGCAGCTTCGATTTCGGCAACCTTTTCGGCACCAAACTGATCTTTGACCCAGCCGACCACAACCTCTTCAGTGAGGTCGTCAAACTCGACGGTCACGTCGCCGTCAAAGCCGAGGGAGCCGTAAGCACCGGCAGAGTAGAAGCCGCCGGATTCGCTGTTGGGGTCAACCTGATCGGACAGAGCGTTAACCGTGTAGTGGACGGTGAACACTTTGCCGGAAGCGGTTTCCCGCTCCATGTTTGCAACCTTCCAGGTGTAGGTGGTAGCCATGGGAATCACTGGGTCTGGTGAAGTTTAGGAGTTACGCCTGTTCGGGCCATGGCGTAATAAACGAATCCGGGTTATCCACCATGGAGTCGCTTGCCTCGTCGTAGACCTTGGGCTGAGACTCAAGCAAAGCCTTCAGGTCAGCGGTGGAGGTAGTAGCTGCAATTTCAGCTTCGCGGGTGCCGCTAATGGTGCGGACTGCTTCGCGGTAAGTCGCCACATCAGCCGGAATGGCAGCGCCGGTTTCAGCCTTGCGGGTGACGTACCAATCGCTTTGAGCCAGCAAACTGGCAGCGATTTGCTTTTGTTGGGCAATCCACTCGGTTTTCAGACCTTTGTTGATGATCTGAACGCCGTCGCTATCAAGCACCGGGTCGCCGTTTTCGTCAACGGCGGGCTCATCTTCAAGGCGCTTGGGCAGGTCGTGGTCCCAGTAGAAACGGGTATCGACTGGGGCGGGGTCGGCTTCCCAAGTAATACCGAGCGAGGTTTTTTGTTCCTCGCTAAATACCGTTGCCCAGTTCTTTGGATACTGGGTGCCGTCTTCGTCGGTGAAGGCTTTGCCAGCGCGAAGCGGCTGACCGTTGCGGATGAATCCCATGGCTAGATAGTAGTGGGGTGCGAAACAGT